TTCAAAGGGCATCGGCGGCACATATGGCAATAGCCCAAATGAACACTACTCCGATGTAGATAGCGTAACTGTAGATGCAGGCGGTGGCGTTAACGGACCAAAACATCCACACGATATACGTGTAAAAGATCCCAGCGCCTATCCAGAATATAAAGGACAAGATTTCCAAAACACTGTCAATGACAAAAAGACAGAGCACAAGAGCTTTATGGAATATCTAAAAGAACGAGGTATCTGATGACTTATCAAAGAGATACCTTTGATCCCAATCTAAATAATATACACTCGGCGATGACGTATAATAATGCTGGCGAACCTGTTCTGAGGGTGTTATCATATAATAGTGGAAATGCTAATATCACCGTTTCTGATGCCAGACCTACAACGACCACTGAAGGAGCGCTATGGTGGGATACAGTAAGCGGTAATCTCTTTATTCTATTCCAATCACAGTGGGTTTCTGCTGTAGCTTCTATCGTGGGGCCAAAGGGCGACACTGGCCCAACTGGTACTGGTAGCACAGGGCCAACTGGGTTTACTGGATCAACTGGTCCGCAAAGCACAGTGACTGGGCCTATTGGTTATACTGGTCCGACTGGTGAAACTGGACCACAGGGTATTGTTACTGGGCCCACAGGCTATACAGGTTTTACAGGACCTGTTTATAATCCAGATCTCAGTATGTTTGCTCGCAAGGATCGTGATAATGTGTTTGCAAACACCAACACATTCAACGGCACATTGTATTTCAATGCTAGTATACAAGAACCTGCTAGTGCTGTAACTACTACAACTGGTGTAATTAATTATCTGGCAGACAAGAGCAGCATCTATTGGGTTAGTAGCAATAATATTAATTTGACTATTAACTTTACCATAAGTGCCCCCACAGCAACATACACAAACTTTACCCAGTGGATGACCACAGGTAACGTGGTTACATTGGCAGTGATAAACTTTACCAGCGGCACAAATAGTTTTGTTAAAACTGTACAGATTGATGGTGTTGCTGTTTCAGTATTGTGGCAACAGGGTGCAGCACCTACTGCTGGTAATACCACCAGCGATGCTTACACATTTACCATATACAAAGATACAGTTAGCACATTCAAAGTGTTGGCCAGCCAAACCAAGTTTGCCTAGGAGATATAAGTGCCAGTAATTAATAGTATAGGTGCTATATCTGCCAGGGCAATGGGTGACTTTGCCAACAATTTAACTGGTGTAATTGCACAACCACCAACTATTGAAAATAATACTGAAATATATCAGTGGCAATGTCCAGCAGGTGTTACCAGCGTCAGTGTATTGGTCATAGGTGGTGGTGGTGCTGGTGGTGCAAATAACGGAGGCGGTGGTATGGACAAATATAACGAGATCGTCAGATACATGACCAAACAAGGTAATGATACTGAACTCGCAAAGATAAGAAAACTAAGTGGATTAGGCAATGACTGAACATCTAGATCCCAGCAAATCACCATCTGACTATCCAATAACGCCAAATAATTCCACCATGGATGTGCGTAAACAGCTACAAGATCCCCAAAGCGCAGGATCTAGAGGACTAGCTAATCTAGCAATGCATAAGCTAAGTCCAAACAATCCAATACGCCAGTATATCAAAACAGAAAATCCTTGGAATAAGAAATAAAAAGCTTGAACTAAACAGACTTTCTCTATATAATAACAACATAAGGAGAAATACATGAGCCGAGTTTATGGATCTGAAGAAAAAGCCAAGCTTATCAGCGTTATCGATCAAGGATCGCAGGTATTGCAAGAAGTAGACGACCTCAAGGGCGGGCTACGTGACACCATCAAAGCTGTCGCAGAAGAACTAGATATCAAGCCAAGCCTGCTTACTAAAGCAGTCAATATCGCACACAAGCGCAATTGGTCCAAGGCTAGCGAAGAGTACGATGAACTTGAGACTATCTTAGTCACTACAGGTAGAGACGTTTGATAACAAAGATAAAAAACTTTTGGATCAATAGCTATAAGTCAGATAAAATAGCATTTTACATAGAAATGTTTAGTGCTATTTTTACTATAGCAGGATCGTTAACATTGGCACTGCACGCTAGGCATCCAGATATGACCATAGTTTACCCTATGTTTTTCTTGGGTAGCATTAGCCAAGTAATGGCAGCGTACCGACGAGGAGCAGCTTGGGTAATGGTATTAACCATGTATTTCAGCTGCTCTAATATATTTGGATTTTGTATCGCTAACGGCTGGATCTAAAATAAGTAAGTGTGTAGGGCAGGCGAGGCCACAATCCGCATTAGGGTATTTTGCGAGCCACAAGTCGCAATAGGAGAAAATAAATGAGTTATGTAGATGCATTGTACGATCGCGACAACGATCTAGTCAAAGTAGTTGAGCGTATTAACGGTAAACGTCAATTTAGAGAATATCCTGCAAAGTATGTTATCTATTATCCAGATCCAAGAGGCAAGCACGATAGCGTCTATGGAGAAAAACTCAGTAAGATCGTTGCCAAGAACCAAAAAGATTTCCATAAAGAACTTAAGATACATAGTGGAAAAAGGCTGTATGAAAGCGATATCAATCCGGCATTCCGCTGTTTAGAAGAAAACTATCTCAATCTAGATGCACCAAAGCTAAACATTGCTTTCTTCGATATTGAGACTGACTTTGATCCAGAACGGGGATTTGCTGATCCCAGCGATCCATTTATGGGCATTACTGCTATCAGTATACATCTCAAATGGCTGAATAGGCTAGTAACACTTGCTGTACCTCCAAAGAAACTCAAACTCGAAGATGCTAAGAAGCAATGCGAGGAGTTTACTGACTGTTTCCTCTTTGAAGACGAAGCAGATATGCTAGAAACTTTCCTAGATCTAATCGAAGATGCTGATATATTAACAGGCTGGAACAGTGAAGGTTACGATATTCCATATACGGTTAATCGTGTAGCGAGAGTATTAAGCAAAGATGATACAAGACGCTTCTGTCTTTGGAATCAATTCCCCAAGAAACGCGAGTTTGAGAAGTATGGACGCCAATTAATCACTTATGATCTAGTTGGTAGAGTACATCTTGATAGTTTGGAGCTCTATCGCAAGTATACCTACGAAGAGCGACACACTTATCGACTCGATGCTATCGGTGAAATGGAGATCGGTGAGAAGAAAACAGTCTATGAAGGTACTCTTGACAGTTTGTATAATAATGATTTCCGTAAGTTTATCGAATATAACAGGCAAGATACCGCACTTCTAAACAAGCTAGACGACAAGTTAAAGTTTATCGATCTAAGTAATGAACTTGCTCACGCAAATACAGTTCTATTACAGACTACTATGGGTGCTGTTGCTGTTACCGAACAGGCAATCATCAATGAAGCACATCGTAGGGGACTAGTTGTCCCAAATCGACCCAAGCGAAACGAAGATGAAAGCACACAAGCAGCAGGCGCATATGTAGCTTATCCAAAAAAAGGGCTACATGACTGGATCGGATCGATGGATTTGAACAGTCTATATCCAAGTGCTATTAGAGCACTGAATATGGCACCAGAAACTATCGTTGGTCAGTTGCGACAGACAATCACAGATGACTTTATCGAACGACAGATGACTACACAAAAGAAGAGTTTTGCAGCATCTTGGGAAGGTATGTTTGGCAGCTTAGAATATGAAGCTGTAATAAACCGAGACAAGGCTGTAGATCTAACAGTTGATTGGGAAAACGGTGAGAATGTAGTTATGAGTGCCGCTGAAATCTATAAAATGGTCTATGATAGCAATCAACCTTGGATGCTAAGTGCTAATGGTACTATCTTTACTTATGAATTTGAAGGTGTTATCCCCGGATTGCTTAAAAGATGGTACGCAGAGCGCAAAGAACTACAGGCCAAACTAAAGGTTGCTAAGGATGCAGGCAATCATATAGAAGAGGAGTTCTGGGATAAGCGCCAGTTAGTCAAGAAGATTAACCTAAATAGCTTGTACGGAGCTATCCTAAACCCAGGTTGCCGTTTCTTTGATAAGCGTATCGGACAGAGTACTACACTAACTGGTCGTGCTATCGCTCGACATATGGCTGGTAAGACGAACGAGATCATAACAGGTGACTTCGACCACATTGGTAAGAGCATTATCTACGGTGATACTGACTCAGTTTACTTCAGTGCTTACAATGTTTTGAAGAAAGACATCGAAAAAGGACTTATACCCTGGAACAAAGACAGTGTGATCCAGCTCTATGATCAGATAGCTGACGAAGTCAACGGAACTTTTCCTAAGTTTATGCTAGATGCGTTCCATTGTCCCAAGAGCAGAGGTGATGTTATCAAGGCTGGACGCGAAATCGTGGCTATCAAAGGATTGTTTATCACTAAGAAGCGATATGCGGTGCTTTATTATGATAAAGACTCCAAAAGGTATGACACAGAAGACAAACCGGGTAAGATCAAGGCTATGGGGTTGGACCTAAAACGATCAGATACTCCGGAATTCATCCAAAACTTCCTCAGCACTATCCTAGAAAAGGTGCTCACCGGCCACGGAGAAGAAGAAGTGCTAGAAATGATCACCGACTTCCGTACTGATTTCAAGAATAGACCAGGATGGGAGAAAGGTTCTCCCAAGAGAGCCAATAATATCACCGAATATATGCGCAAAGAAGACAAAGCAGGTAAGGCTAATATGCCCGGTCACGTAAGAGCAGCCATTAACTGGAACACACTCAAGCGTATGTATGGTGATAACTATGCTATTAACATAAGCGATGGTGCTAAAGTTATCGTATGTAAACTAAAAAACAATCCTATGAGCTTTACTAGTGTAGCGTATCCAGTCGATGAGCTGAGATTGCCGCAATGGTTCAAAGATCTACCATTTGACGATGCAGAAATGGAATCTACCATTATCGATGCCAAGCTAGATAACCTGATAGGTGTTCTAGAATGGGATATCATTAGCACAGAACAGACAAACACATTTAACAAACTATTCAGTTTTGAATGAAAATACTATTAACAGGACACAAAGGGTTCATAGGATCGCGTCTGATCGAACGATTGGACAGCCTTGGACATAGTATTATAGGTATCGATATAGCTGATGGTAATGATATGTTAACTTGTCAGCTAGAGTTTGATGTAGATATAGTAATACATCTAGCAGGCAAGAGTGGAGTTAGAGATAGTTTCAATAATCCAAGTGAATATTGGGTTAATAACGTAGAAGCTACCCGACGATTGTTTGGTTTATATCCTAATACCAGGATATTATATGCTAGCAGTAGTACTGTATATGAACCTAATCTAAATCCCTATGCTAATTCTAAAAGAGTGATAGAAGAAATAGCACCAAAGAAAAGTCTAGGGCTTAGATTCCATACTGTTTATAGTGATATTCCAAGACAAGGAATGTTTATGGACAAACTATTAAATGGTACATTAGAATATGTAACCGATCATACTAGAGATTTTATACACTTAGAAGATGTATGTGATGCTATCATTAAATTGTTAGATTACAATATTAGTGGCGTAGTAGATATAGGTACAGGTGAAAATATACTCATAAAAGATCTAGCTCCGGAAGGATTGCCTGTAAAATACGATACTCCCGGAGAAAGAAAAGATACAAAAGCCTATACAAAAGTTTTAGAGAGCATAGGCTTCAAACCTAAATATTCGATAAGAAAATTCTTGTATAACAAACAAATATCAAGTATAATAAAAACACATGGAGAAAATTATGAAAGACATTCTTAAAGACTTAGTTGCACATACACATTCATTAGGCTTTATTGACTTAATCCGCGTTACAGGTGACGATACTGAGACAGCGATCGATGCTATGGAAGATAACAGGATCGTTATCCTCAAGGCAAAAACTAAAAATCCCTATCCGGAGTTCAAAGGCACATTTGGTATGCCTAATCTAAACAAACTCGATCTGCATCTCAAGAATCCAGAATATAAAGAGGGCGAAGAGATCAAGGTCGTGTGGGAAATGCGCAACGGTGAGAATCGTCCAGTGGCTATCCATTTTGAAAATGCCGCCGGTGACTTCAAGAACGATTATCGTCTAATGGGTCAAGAATTAGTTAACGAAAAGCTAAAGAAGTCCACATTTAACGGATCAAATTGGCAAGTAGTAGTTGACCCTACTGTTGCTAGCATCAGTCGTCTCAAGTTGCAGGCAGCAGCACATAGCGAAGAAACCACTTTTGTTGTTAGCACAGATGGTGATCAGTTGAAGATTTCGTTTGGTGATGCTAGCACACATGAAGGCAGCTTTGTGTTCCAGTCAGGTATTACAGGTAAGTTAAAGCAGTCTTGGAGCTTTCCGGTCACACACTTTATCAGCATCTTGAATCTAAGTGGCGATAAGATGGTCAAGTTTGGTGATAACGGTATAGCATTGATCACAGTCGATAGTGGTTTAACCGAATATGATTACTTTATTCCAGCAATGACAAAGTAAAATCAAAATGAACAAAAATCTCACTGCAACACAGAACGATTATGCCGTATTCCTTCCCGCGGTGAGCAGTTTCTATAGCACCTTTATAGGCAAGCAGCGATACGGCAATTATGTTGATCCTGCTCGCTTACCTGCTCAGTTTACGCAAGGTGTAGAAGGATTAAACTTTTTCGATCCAGAAAAAGGCTACTTCTACTACAAATGGGGATTGTATTCCGCAGGGCATGCCGAGATAGACATCACTAAGCAATCTGAAAAAGAAGATATGTTTCGCAAGCGTCCACGGAACGGTGATAGCATCGTTGTCGGCGATAGCGGCGGCTTCCAGATCGGTAAAGGCGTATGGGAGGGCGATTGGAAAGATCCTAACTGTCCAAAAGCACAAAAAAAGCGTAGCCAAGTACTGTCTTGGATGGATGACATGATGGATTACGGAATGATCTTAGATATTCCAGCATGGGTTGCTCGTAGTCCTGCAGGTATGAAGGCGACGGGGATATCAAGTTATCAAGAAGCGGTCAATGCTACATATATCAATAACGATTATTTCATCAATAATCGCAACGGCAACTGTAAATTCCTAAACGTGCTACAGGGCGAGAATCATACAGAAGCCGAAGATTGGTATCAGCGTATGAAGAAATACTGCGATCCAACCCAATACTCTAATCACTTTAATGGGTGGTCGATGGGTGGTCAGAATATGTGTGATGTGCATCTCACGTTGAAAATGTTAGTTAATATGCGATTTGACGGATTACTAGAAAGCGGTAAACAGGATTGGATGCACTTTCTAGGAACTAGCAAACTAGAATGGGCGTGTTTGTTAACAGATATACAACGTGCTGTACGCAAACATCACAATCCTACATTCACTATCAGCTTTGATTGTGCGAGTCCGTTCCTAGCAACGGCTAACGGACAGTTGTATATCACGAACGAGATAGAACACTTTAAGAAATGGACCTATCGCATGGTTCCTAGTGTCGACGATAGGAAATATGCACTAGACACACGAAAGTTTAGTGACGTAGTCATAAACGACGCTGTCTTTAAAACATTTACAGAATCGCCTATAAGCGATAAGTGTCTAATCAAAGATGTCTGCATCTATAAGCCCGGAGATACAAACAAGAACGGAAAAATCGGCAAGACCAGCTGGGATAGTTTTAGCTATGCTATCCAGATGGGCCATAATGTTTGGATGCACATTAATGCTGTGCAAGAAGCCAATCGCCAGTATGATCAAAAGATAATTCCAAATATGTTGCACTTCGAATCTTATGATAGAGAATATTTCCGAGATGTTGTAGATCGTATATTTGCTACGGATGATCGAGATAAGGCAATCGCATTAGTAGAAAACCTTAATAGGTTTTGGTTAAAGATTATTGGTACACGCGGAGCTACTGGTAAGAAGACTATCAATAGTTCAACATATGCAAACAAGAATTTTACCTATGAAGATGTAGCAGAATATGCGAGAGACGATAGCGGACTGGATAACAAGAAGCTAGAAAAACTAGAGGAGTCAGTTGAATGAGTACACCTGAAAAAATTATCGGGCACTATGAAAGTTTGAAATCCAAGCACGATCTGCTTGACAAACAAATAGAAGAAGCATATAATCATCATGAAGACGATTTAAAAATACAACAGATGAAAAACAAAAAGCTTCATCTTAAAGAGCAAATGTTTGAGTTTGAAAAAAAGATAGGATCAAAAAATGGAAAGACCATACTCCACGGGAACGAAAAATGATGTAGTTTTCTTTGTCGGTGACGAGATAGAGAAAACTCCAGCGTTTGGTAAAAAGACTCTTTTTGTAGTTGGATTGCAGCCTGTAGAAGAAATAGTTGCTATGGCTACACGCAAGCGGTGTGACCACATTTATTTCGGTGCTAATCAAAGTTTCTCGTTTAGTTTAGAAACTATCGAATCTTGGGAAACAATGATTTGCGAATTATTAAAATTAGATTTCTGGGTTACTTGGGATTTTGATATCTGTGATTATCAAAGCATTACCGATTCAATGGTCTTTACTTGTGCATATGACAGATTCATTCCGCAGATATCGATTAAACTTCCATATATATCAAATCTAAATTATAATGCAACTATCAAGATCGACGATCAAGATTTCCGTTCTACTAACCCCGGTGTATGGGTACACACATTACACAACCTAATGGATCGAGAAGTATTCACTGATTGGTCTAAATATACAAACGACAGCATCATCTAAGGAGAAGATTAAATGTCAGAAGATACAAGCGAAACCATCTACATCGGATGTCAGTGCCACTCACCATATCATATTGTACGTGTGTCTTTTTATGATTGGATGGCAGATGATGTTCCGGAGTTATACTTTGAACTACAAGCAGATAGAGATAAAGGTCTATGGGGCAGGCTAAAAGAAGCTGTTCGTTATGTATTTGGCAGCGAAAATCTAGGATGGCACGATGTTATCCCCAATCACGACGACGTTGTTAATCTCAAAAGAGTGATTGACAACTATATGGAGGCTCATGTATTATATAATAAGAAAGAGGATGAGATAAATGGCCAAACGACCAGCAACTAATAATATCATCGACGGATTGGATCTAGTTATAACTAATCCCAAAGAGAAGAAATCAACAGTTAAAGAAGAAACAACTACAAACACAATGACAGATTCTGAACGTATGATTGAATTACTAGAAGCTATCGATTGGAAGCTATGGGTAATGTATAAGAAATTCAATGGCGAGGAAGCAGAATGATAATCAGAGAAGATATTCGTCCTAAAAAGATGATCTGGGTTACATTTATACAAGAAGGCGTGCATCGCTATCCAGCAGCAGCAACAGATCCTAAACTAGCAACAGGCGATTGGGATGATGTTAGTTTCTTAGCTAGTCCGCATCGCCATATCTTCCACTTTAAGGTTTACCTCGAAGTGTTCCATGATGATCGTGATGTTGAGTTCATCCAGTTCAAGCGTTGGATGCAACGTCTATATAGCGTAGAACAAGTCCTCAATTTAGATTACAAGAGCTGCGAGATGATTGCAGAAGAACTACAAGATGTAATCATCGGAAAATATCCAAATAGAGAAGTTTGGATTGAAGTCAGCGAAGATGGCGAAAACGGTACCTTTATTAAATTTTAACAGGGAAAAATAAAAATGGCATATAAGTATCCAGATATCAATAAGATTTTCGACGACCTAGATATTTACAGAGATTTCTGTAGAGATTTTGGTCATGTGTTTAATGAAGCTCATCTTTATGACGCACGTACCCCCTGGGGTCAGTATAATCGTTATAAGCAAGGTCAGCGTGTAGTTAATAACTGGAAGGAAGACCGTCGTGCCTTCAACACCGCAAA